ATCTGTGATAGCCAATGCTGGCATACCAAGTTCAACTGCTCGGTTAACGTATTCTTCTGGAGTAGCAACACCATCCATTAAGGAGTAGTGTGTATGGACGTGCAAACCTACATAATTCATCTATTACCAGTCAATATTTGTGCTGGTAGCAGATGGAGTGTCGAATCCAAAGTAGAATGCTTCTTGCTCTGGATAAGGAACCTCACGAACAACCTTGTCTAGGTTGAAAAATTCATAACCGTCCCACTTGAATGGCTCTGAATCTGGTACATTTGGAATAAGCGTGTAATTGGTTTCAGTTCCCTGACCATTACGCTTTAACTTCCATTGTAGATTTGAGATGCTTCCTGTTTCAAGAGCATACTCACGAATTGTATTAAATGCGGATTGCTTGCTAATGCCTTGTGACCAAACAGCAACATAAGCATCCTCTGTTCCATCATCTACCAAAACATTTGTGTAGAAGCGCAGACGTGCTCTCCAACCAGACTTAGGCTCTTTACGTGCCATTTCACAACCAAAGCAACGTCCTTCAGATTCCTGTGTACATGCTGCCTTGCGCTTATAGTCTTTTGGATTTGTGTGTTCTGAACACACTACTGCTAATCCACGATCTTCATTATAGTTTGCTGAATCTTGGTCTAATTCATTAACGAATCTAATCTTTGCTGCTTGTCCGTCTGCTAACTTAACCCAACGAACTTTTGTTCCAGTACCTTCGTATTTTGGTTTGTCGACTAGGGCGTTGATATTTTTTAATCCCTTTACAATAGTCATCTTTTTCTCCTTATATAAGTGTTTTTATTATTTTAGCATAGAGTCTATAACATTGTCAAACTGAAACTCTAGTTTTCTAATTTCATCATCTGTCATATCGCCTATGTCTTTATATTTTTTATCAGGTGAAATAACTGTGACTAAGTTGCCCATCTTTTCAGTAAGCCTCTCAGACATAATTGCTCCAGCCTCATCATTGTCTGCTACTAGTACGACACCTGTAAAGTACCGTTTCAAAAGTTCAATCTGGCTTGATGAAACATTTGCCCCTAGGGTAGCAACCGCAGGGAAACCTACTTGGTCTAATCTGATTGCATCAAAAGAAGATTCAACAACATAAACTATCTTTGATGCTTTTACTCTGTGAAGATTAAATAATATTTTACTCTTTGGAAGACCTGGAGTATTCTTAAACTCTTTGCCTTCAATAGTTCTTGCAACAAATCCAATAGACATGCCATCTGGCGACTGCATTGGAATAACAACCGAATCTTGTTTTTCTGAATATCCAAGATCAAATTTTATAACTGATTCTTTAGTCAGTCTGCGTCCCTCAAAGTAAGTCATTGCTCTTGGTGAATCAATTGCCTGCTTGCATAATCTTTTAATTAATAACTCGTCATACTGAACAAAGTCTGGCATCTGATGCAGTGCTTTGTTAACAACAGCCTCAATGTTTGTTTCTGTTTCTTTGCTCTTGATAAACCTAACAGTTTCAAAATATGTTCTGTTCGTCATATGCATAATTAACTCAATTAAACTTCTTGTTGTTTGGCATCCAAAACAAAAGAATAAACCAGACTCTTTTGAAACTTCTCCTGCTGGAGTTCTATTGTTATTATGATAGGGGCAAAAAATTATATAATCAGTTCCATACTCAGCCTCAATGTCAATTCCTGCTCCAGTGAGCACTCTATGTATTTGCTGCGTTGTATATAACTCTTTAGCCATTTTTGTCTTCAAAGTCCTTATATCTGTAATAGCCCTTATCAAAGTCTGCTTGTACTAGGAAGTCTCCCATAAAACCATTACGGTTCTTTCTAAATGCACATTCAATAATATCACTATTGGTACCACGACCAAGTGCTAAAACCCAGTCAGCATCATATGCAATCTGTCTAGACCATGCAGTTTGACCCAATGTTGGAACTGTACTTAAATCTTTTACATCGTCGGGTGTTGCAGATGAGATAGCCATAATGGGAACTTCTTCACTAATAGCCATAAGTTTAAGTTCTCGTGAAAGGTTCTTCATTCGTACCGTTTCATTATCTGACTTTTGATTTGGACTCATCAACTGCAAGTAGTCAACAATAACAAAGTCAGGCTTGTACTGATCAATCTTTCCACGAATAACTGAAGGAGTTACTTCTCCACCTTGATCATTTGAAATAATGTGAAAGTGTGGTTTTCCTTGAAGTTTGCTTTCGTGCCACTTCTTTAACATGTCAAGTTCAACATCTCCATTAGAAAGTTTTCTGTGTGACCAAAGACCTTCACCCATAATAGTAAAAGCACGATTTCTAACTTCTGTTTCTGACATTTCAAGACTGATGATTAGCGGAGTCTTGCCTTGCTTCCATGCTTGTACAGCAAAGTACAACGCAAGCCATGACTTTCCAATACCTGGATAAGCAAGAAACACACCAAGTTGTCCTGGCATAATTCCAGAAGGCAAGTAGTTATCAAATCCTGGAAGACCAGTTTTGATTCCAATATGACCTAGTTCTTGTTGCTTCTTTACATTTTCAAAATACGCAATCGCTGAATCAATGTCTGTAGCATCAATGTCACGAATTGCAGATGTATTTTTCTTTAACTCGGAAGTCTTCGTGATTAGTTCTTCTAGGGCTTTTGATCCTTCTCCCTGTTGAATCTCAGATGCAGCATTACGAATAATATCTTTTAGGCTGTCATTTAAGTATTCTGTTTGTAACTCATCAAGATGATGCTTGGTTGCCCCAATACCCTCTGCTGGTGTAAAGTCTCTAAACTTTTCAACAACCAAGGATGTTGGCGGAACAGTTCCATTTGCTTCAGAATAGTTTCTGATAAAGTTCCATACATCGTTATGCGTTCTAAGAAGATTTTCAACATTTGCTTGAAGGAGTACGTGTACCTGCTTATCTGATAAAACTGCAGTGATTAATTTTGCTTCTGTATTATTCACTCAGCCACTCCTTTGCTCTAGCCCTGCGCTCTGTTCGCTCTTTGTCATCTTGTTCTTTATCAAGTTTACCATTAAGAATTTTTTCTGCATTGTATGCAAAGAAATTCCAAGTAGGGTCTTGTGCAATACTAAAGTAATAATCTAATAAGTCATAGCAAGCAGGAAGTCCGTAGGATTCAACAAGTGCATCTGATGCCCACTGCTCAACGTTTAAATTGAGATTAGACTTTTGCTCGTATCTCTGCAAGTAAAGTTTATTGTAGCGACTGAGCAAAGCCATTCGGTCTTTGCGTTCAGCCACTTTACTCTGCTACGATCTCGGCTTTTGCTTCGTTTACTTTTTCAATTACCTTATTTTCAACGAATGCATAGACTCTGTCCATTGCTTCGTTTGTGGTTTCACCCTCACGAGTATAGTCAACAACACCAAGATCAACTCTTAGTGATTGAAAGTTTCCTAGATTAAGCGTATATCCTAATGTTACATTTACTTTTGTTGGTTCATTTGTTACTACGTAATTACTATTTTCCATTATCCCGCCCATTTCTAAATTATATAGACTCATTCCACACTGGAATAAATCGTCCATCTTCTGTTCTCGTATAAACCAGTATACCATCGCCAGTTCTTCGTGTCAACTCCTGACTTGTAGGAGTCATGTTATTAGTTATTAAATTATCTTTTCTTGGTCTTCCAATATGTATACTTGCAAGTATATCACGTATCTCTTTTAGTTGCGATTCAGAGTAGTATGCTCTTACTTGCCAATCTCTTACCCCGTCCAACTGAGATCCCATTGGTGGAGGAATCACTCCTCGTTTAATTAACAATGGAATATACTTGCGATGCCTATTGACAAGTCGTGCAGTTTCTGCTACAGTATATGCTCGTTCTCTATTTTTTCTAAAGTCAGAACGAAAGCATGTTTCTATTCTATCTTTTGTAATATTATAAACAGAAACCATTCCTGTTGATCTTGAACTATGATAAAGCCTAACTAAATCACCATTAAGAAACCAGATTCTTTTGTTTCCAGTAACTACAGGCTGACTATTGTAGTCTTTGCTCTCAAGTTTTCTTGGTTTAAAATCCATCTACCCTCCTTGCTATCTGAAGGTGGGTGAAAAAATTTTCTTGAACCACAACAGATGCAATAAGTCTCAACATGTATCTGGCTAGAATATTGTCTATCAACAAACATCTTGCCATTGCATTTTATGCAATGCATTACCCAATCCCCTTTAGTTTGGAATACCAATAATGATTAGGTGTACTGCTAGAGAAAGATCTCCCGATGCACCAAATCTAACAATACCTTCTACTCTTGAAGTTGTTACACTTTTCAAGATAACATTTACATTCTGTCCTGCTGGTGTATTACCAATATTGACTGCAGTAGCAGATGCAATTGGTGCATACTTAAAGTCTGAAGGAAAATCATAAGAAAATGTTTTCTCGTTACCAGCGCTAACCGTAGAGTTATTGGCAACTTCTACGTATCCACCTACAACTCTTGCCTCAGATGTTTTGATGCTTTGCTTTCCTGCTGAAATAGTATCAACAGTAGTATAGTTATATGTTGCTGAAGAAACCTGTGTAGATAGATCATTAACAGTATCAACTAATTGATATATATATGTTAAATCTAGAGGTTGTCCTCGTTCTGGTAGCGGTACTTTAGCCATTATCTCTCCATTATATCATTAAACAGTCTGATTGAGCAGTCTATAAACTTTTAAAAATGGTGTGCCAGCAGCACCATCTGATCTTTGAATAGGAAAGCCCTTTAGGTATATTTCAATACTAAGTCTATTTGGTGCAGATGGTTGTACAACACCATTAACTGTATACTGAGAAGGAACTGGAATAGATAGTGATGTTGTTAATAATCTTTCTTTATAAATCCAATCACCGTTGTTGCCGCCTCTATCCCATCTTACCCAGACATCGTACTCTGATGCCCTTCCAATAATATAAGTATTTCCACCATCTACTTTTGTAATTGTTACAGAATCCCAAACAACTGAGGCTATGCTTCCAGCCTTATTAAAAAATATTTCTCCAGGAACAAAAGTTTGATCTGGTTGAATTAAATAAACTGGAGACCAGTGCGAAGTTCTGTTTTTATCTGAAGACACAATCCTGTACCTTAAAGAATATCCCTCTGTTGTGCTGCTTACGGGAGGTAAGTCTGTAGCAGGGGTCCTAAACTTCTTAACTGTTTCATTAGCCATTATGTAACACCAACAGAAAATCTAAATTCAATATAGTTACTTGTGTTTGGTGATTTAATAATTGTTTCAGCGTCTGTATTTTTAACAACAGAATATCCTGTTAGTCCATATAACGGATTTGTTGTTGCAATATTTTCTAATCTAAGGGCATCTAGTGCAATATAGTAGTCTGCAGATGGCACATCAGAAACTATTGCACAAGCATATATCTTTACTACAGTTACAGCATTCCATGTAAATCCTTGTGTTTGATATAACTCTTGTAGTTGAGTA